ACTTCTTGTTTCGTGGGCCGATGACTGATTCGGGGTTGACATCGATTAAGCTGTTGGTTTTCTTGTCGTACACTTGGATTTGTTGCTGAACGTTTTTTAATTCTATATCGCAAAAGTTAATCAACTCCATTCCCTTTTTGTACAAGGCTAAGGCTTCGGATAGAGGTAGATCGTCCTCTTCCATTCGGGTAACACACCCCTCTAGTTCTTTTAAATTTGCTTCGAACGGTTTTTGTTTACTCATGTACTTTACTCAACGGGCAATGAACGTGCGCTTTTCTCTCCGCCCCGACATCAGCACTGGCAAGGGCGAAACTGGCAGTAAAAAGAAATAAAGCCAGTAATAACAACGTCATGTTCTTCATTGCGGTTACTTATTAAATAAATAATCAGCCAAACCCGCCAGTAAACCCGCAAGGATTGGAATTAATGTAGAGTAAAACTTAGTGCTTTTAGGCTTATTGCTTTTCATGAAACGCTCCGTAAGTAATAGAATACTAGAGTATAAAAAGATTTATATTAAAATGTCAACTTTATTTAAAAGGAACCCTGACTATGGCAAACGAAACAAAAAATTCTTTATATTTCAAAGAGGTAGTGTACATCGAATGGACAGACGCTGTTGCCGTAGCTGATTGGGAAACAGTAGAGGAAGCTTCTTTGTTTGAGTGCAAAACTTTTGGATTTTTAGTAACTGAGAACGATAAGGCTATTTGTGTCGCGGCTGTGGTGTCGGACTCAGATAAACAATCCAATGCAAAGATTCACATACCTAAAGCGTGGTGTGACAAAATAGTTAGAATGCCTTTGTACGACGTGATTAACGAGTCTGCTGTTAACCCTGACATATTTAAACTAAGTCATGGGGGAACACTTTAATGTAACGGCTCGTCATCAGGGTTCTTATAAAGCCCTTGTAACTTATCTACATTTTCAGATGCCGCAGACAGACAAGAAGCCAGTATGCCTAACGCTTGGCCCGAGGTCCGTGATCCGATAAACAATTGCGTAAGCATTTGTGTCAACGATCCGGCAACTGCGGCGGTCTGGGAAATACCCGACAGATTTAAAGTTTTTAACAATTCTGCGGTTTCGCTTGCCGCGAAAAAGAATTCTTTTTCTTCATCGGACAAGTCCTCATCAAAATCCTCTAGATCCATTGTCGCTTGAAGTTTTCTTAGTTGGTTGCCAGTTATCTACTTCAGCATACCATTTTCCTGACTTAGCTTCACAAACTTGAACGTTTATCCAATCACTTTCTTTTTGCTCTAACCATCGGATCACATCGGCTCGTTTGATACTCAGATTACATTTAATCCAATCGGGGGCCGTGTCCCGTGGTTTCTTAGCTAGGAGCCCATCAACAAATTCTTTAGCGGGTTTTTCTTGCGTGGCATTAGATTGTAAATCTTGTATATTTTGCACGTTGTTTTTCCTTTTTATTTTAATCGAGTAAGAAAAGGTGTGACTGCAACTGGATTTTTTGCACAGTACTCAGGGTCACCTTGACCGGATTGAATAAGAAACGTGGTTTCTGGAGGTATGCGGTCGTTTGTAACAGACTGACCTATGGGGCAAGAACACGAAGCGATGACTGTTCCATTAGCATAACCTGTTATCTCGCACGACATTGAAAAACAATTAACAGACTGGTGTCCTAGTTTTAAATCAGCAGAGCACTCTTGGACTTTGGTTCTGCGGTCGTGCCAATCTGCAATTTCTTGTGGAAGGTAACGTTTGTAGCTGAACAAACTCCAGACTTGAGTCTCGTCTAATCGATCACAAGACCCTTGCATATTGCCCCCATCCACATCAGCTAAAGAATTGCCGTTAATTACAGGGCATTCGCAAACGGCTTCAGGATAAACTTTTCCTTTAATGGTAATAGTGTTACCCGTAGGAGTACACGTCGAAGCCGCACATAAAGCAAAATCTCCCGTGCACTTTTCTAACCCTTCGGGAATAGTTTGTGCGTGAGCCGTGGTCGCAAATAAAAACAAACACAACGTTAGTAAATTTTTTTTCATAACAACTCCTTATAAAAAAAACCCTTGATCTGGGGATTAGACCAAGGGCTTTAGCACTACACGGAAAACAAAAGGAAAACAAAATCCCGATGTCGGGTTAATTTTATCTAAAAGTAAACGCAACTTCAACTCTCACTTATCGAAACGATCATCCTCATCACGAGGTTTGTACTTCTGAACAAAATCATCAAAGATAACCCGCAACTGACCGCTGATTGTTCGGCCCTCGGCCTTAGACATCTCTTTAATCACGAGATAAATCTCTCTAGGCACTAATACGCTTTTCCATTTGTTTGTATCCATAACACTTCCTTTAGGTTTACATGGGATTATATGCGAATATATGAGACCGTGCAACTATCTTGACAAGAAAACGCAAAGTTAAGACAATTCGAGGACGTTCATCCAATCGGACGGAAGTAGACTACTCAGTCGAAGGAACGCACCTAACTTTAAATAGGAGGGTGTTATGACTATTTGGACTCAATATCGCAGACAACAAGAACGTGAAGACTATAAAAAGTCTAGCGCGATCAAGAAGCTTGTGTGGATGCGCGTCTTACAAATCTATAGTTAAAAAAAAGCCCCGACATTACGTCGGGGCAAAACAACTCGGAGGAGTGAAACAGCAATTACTTTGCCTCGCCCCAACTAGGCCCGATTTCAATATCGCACTTATTTGGAACTTGCAAGGGCACTGCTTTAGTCATTATATCAGCAATATATTTCGCTTGCTCTTTGTCTTTGACAGACATGGCGATCTCATCATGAATCTGGGTTAAAGGAACTAGGCCCTCTTTATACAAATCCACCATTGCTTTTTTGGTCATGTCTGCCGCTGACGCTTGGATTAGACGGTTCAAGGCTTTGTATGTGTAAGCCCTTTTAAGCCTCGTGGTGGCTCCGTATTCTTGAACAGCCTCTTGGTAAGGCAAGGCTTTGTTCATGGCAAAGGTGTCCGGTTCCCATCGGTCAAAACGGCATTTACGACCCAGTATCGAACGGATAGAACCCGACGATGCTTTATCGTTTAACCGGTTCATAACACCGTTCATCAAACCCTTAACAAAAGGTACACGCTTGTGATACTGACCAATCAACTCTTTAGCATCATCCATTGAAATGTCCAACTGCTCCGATAGCTTTCCAACCCCCATTCCGTACATCATGCCAAGGTTAATTACTTTAGCTTGCTTCCTCGGTATGTTAGCCATTTCCGCCACCATTGTATGGAAGTCTGTGCTAGGATCTTCGTTGTACGCTTCTACAAAATCTAATGCACCCTCCAATGGCAAATTACGACTCTCCCCATAAACATGAGCATAGTGGACCAAGATCCGTGGTTCCTGTTGCGAGAAGTCTATTGCCGCCCACTGCTCTCCCTCTTCTGGCAAAAACAAAGAACGTATCATTGGCCCAATCTCAGGATCCCTTGCGGGAATTTGCTGGAGGTTTGGGCTATTCATACTTAAACGACCGGATACTGTGCCGCCGTCATCTGACCTTATTTGGTTGATGTGACTATGGATTCTACCGTCAGCGTGGCAGTGTTTCATGATTGTGTTGAGGAAAGTGCCGGTGGTCTTATTCAGGTTCCTAGCCTCAACGATGAGTTGCGCGAGAGGGTGGGGGTTCTCTTGGAGGAAAAGTTTAGTGAAGCTCGGTGCGCCCTTTTCCGTCTTTGGATATTGGAGGCCGACTTTGTCGAACGCTTTTACAAGAGATTGAGCCGCCCAGATTTCAACGTCACGACCGGCAATCTTCTTGATCTCTTTCATGACTTCCCGTTCCCGCTTAACAAGACTGTTCCGAGTTTTCTCAACCCTATCTTGATCGACCCTGACCCCACGCCAAGTCATTTCGATAAGACATGGGAGAAGTTCCAGTTCAAGATTAGCGATGCCCCAGAGGTCTTCTTTTCCAAGTTGAATGCTGAAATAATTCCAGAGCTCAAGAGCGAGTTCAGCGTCCGCCTCACCGTAAGCACCGACATGCATTGCGGGAAGCTTCCACATCTCAGCTTTAGGATCAACGCCGAAACTTCTAGCGGCTTCGACTAAACCTTTTTCTGATTTAGTTTTGCCTAACAAGTCATAAGACAAGGCATTCAAACTGTAGCTATATCGGTTCTCATCTAATAAAGACGCAATCAACATTGTGTCGATTATTCTTCCTTTGAGATCAAAACCCATACGTTTAATCCACCCCGCATCGTATTGAGCGTTGTGCATAATTTTATCGGCAGGACATTCAAATACTTTTTTCAGCCACTTGTTGACAATCTTTTCGTCTAAATTACCCCCACCAAGATGGCGAATCGGGATGTATCCTGACCATCCATCTACGGCTACGGCATAGCCTACAACCTCCCCGTTTCCTGTAGCCCATCCTGGGCCATTAGTTTTAATATCGGGGTCTCTCGTTTCTACGTCGATAGCAATTTTTTTTGCGGTTGTGATGTCTGGCAATTCCATCGGGGGTATCCATTCGCTTTTTGGAGCGAACATGGCCATCTGCAAGTTTCCTGCCATACAAACCTCTCTTTACTTTTTGTCCTTTGGGGAGAATTCCCCTCCAAGCGCGGTGTACCCTGCCTTGTCGATCCACGAATCTTCGTGGTCTATTGTGTTTAAAAGACGTGCCGTCTTTACCCAATCCATCATGAGGGCAACGTGAGATGGTGTGATCCTCCCATGACTTTCAATTGCTGACTTTGCTATTACGTTCCATCCTTTAGCTATTTTATCGTGATTTTCATAAGCATCACCATAATCTTTTGCTCGATCCCCCTTGATCAAATCGTCTGCTTTTTTAAGTAAGTCAGCCCTGTTCATTATTCCTCCAGAGTTTTAAATGTTTTTCTTTAAGAATTATTAAACTGTTCCAAAGCATTTTCATGTCAACCATTGCATTCATGGCGTGTTTTTCAGCTTGAAAATACTCTCTTTTATTTACACAGTCGGCTATCTGCTTAAATTCTTTTTGTGCTTTTAAATAAAACTCAGCGTAGTCCACATCTTTTTCTTCAGACTTCATCATTTTCAATCGCTTCCTCTTTTGGTTTAAAAACTAATACGAATGCTTTACACGAAGGACAACTTAAATTTGTTTCTATTTCAAAAATATCATCCTCTTCGTCAATGTCATGATCGCCGCCCCAAATCAATTCATGATTACAATACCAACAGTTCATAAGTGGTAACTCCTTCCGATATCTTCGGGGTCAACAATGTATAGATTTTGTCTAGCCCTCGTTACCCCGACATAAAAAACACGGTGCATATCGTCAGGATTAATATGCATCTCGCTTTCTGCGGCAGGACTCAGGTCCGTGAGCAGTACAACGTTATCCGCTTCTCCACCTTTTGATCCGTGGATCGTGGACGCTGTTATCCGAGGCGTGGCATTAAACTTCTCGCCCCGTCTTAACAACGCCGTGATGTATGCTCGTTCGGTCTCAGGTATTTTATCCATTGCCTCTGACCAGATCATATCTTTAGTAGCTAATAGACCGTGATTGTTTATTAAGCCTTGCAGAGTAACAAACTCTTCGTCCTCTAATGCGGGTAGTTTTTTAAACCCGCGTTGGATACGTTTACCGGCGGCCATATAATTGTAAATCTTTCGAGCAACCGCTCCAGACACTTCTTTGCCCTTGCGAAGACTTTCCCAACCGTTTACAGCTTCGGATAATTTCTCTCCAATCGAGCGGTGTCCCTTGTAATTAAACAGGTAACCATTTGATTTTAAATTAGAAGCTACCGCTTGAAGATGATATCCGGCTTGAGACAAAATTAGCCAATTACCTTGGGAGAAGTCTAAAGCATCAATAGTGTTTATTCTTTGAACTGTCCCCAACTCCGTTCGAGGTAAATATGTTTTTGGAAACCGGCGCTTAATTCTTTTAGCCACACTTTCTGCAACGGTGTGAACCGAACTAGGTATCCGATAAGATTGCTCTAATGTTTCTGAACCGCCCTCTAGGTTGATAAAGTGATCCACATTCGCCCCCGACCACCTAAAAACGCACTGATCGTCGTCCCCCGCGCAGTACATCTTTTCTGAGTTGTTATCTAATATGTGTGCGATGTCCCACTGCAAAGCAGACAGGTCTTGAGCTTCATCTAAAAAAGTAAGCTTAAACTTAGGGCAACATTTATCGCTTTCCGCAATAAACATCTCAAGCATATCGGTAAA